AGAACATGGGCCCCGAAGAGATCCAAGCCTACAACGCTCAAGTAGAGAGTGGAGACATCACCACCGCGACTATAGCCGTCAAAGGGCTCATGGCGCGTTTCGCGCAAGGCGACCCCACTCCTGCACAACCTGCGCTTCTCCAGTCTGAACCCGCAGGCCCTGGAGGCATTGCTCCTTACCAGAGCCTCGCTCAAGTGATGGAGGACATGAAGAGTCCACAGTACAAAACCGATCCCGCGTTCCGTGCGAAGGTCGAGGCCCGTCTCTCTAACTCAGACGTAATGTAATATGAAACTTTCATCCGGCAGCTTGTTTTCTACGTCTGAAGGGTGGTTCACGATGGTAACCGCTTATTTGATGAGTGACGTTATCAGTGACTCCAGCGACTGGCGTGTTAGTGCAGCAGGAGCCCTGGCTCTGGCCATTGTGGTGACGACCTATATCGTCATGCGCTCTAAGATCAAGATGAGCGTGGACGCAGAATGAAACGCTGTATCTATGGTATTGTGCTGGTTCTGCCCTCATGTGCATTGTTGGACAAGGAACTGGAGACTACAGCGCCGGATGGCACCCTCGTGTCCACTTCGATTGGTGAGGTGTTGGCTGATAATGCGGAGCCAATCGCGCAAGCGTTGAGTTCTGTGGCTGGAGGGCTCACAGGTAACCCCATGATCGCGGGCGGTGTAGCCGCCTTGGTCGCAGCGGCCCTCGGCTACCTGGGGCGTAGACACAGAAAGGCCTCTCCAGCCGACCCGTCCGTAGAATGAAAAGATGGGCTTCGCTGCTACTCGCAGCACTGCTTGCTGTTGGGGGCAATGAGCAAACCTTTCAGGCCTCTGGTATTCAACAAATACCGGTGCTGGGCCAAGGGTCATATACCCATCCTCAGTTTTTCGTCAAAGAGTTCTTTGTACCCCTGGTCGATGGCGTATCGCCCATCCGAATTAGCATCAGAATAACTACGCGCAAGGTACTTGGTGCGTTGAACTTTACGAGTGAGCTAGGCGTAGTAGGCCTCGCCAATATCTCGGATCACATTACGGTTATGGTGGATCTGAAGGAATCCACCAGGCGTATCATGGTGTTCCCGGTAAGCAGACGCCGCCAGAGTATGTGGTCGATATAGGTACGGCGTCCGTTACTGACGCACACAACTTGAAAATCTACATGATTGACGGCCGGGAGCACCTCAAGATCACCGTCATGGGTAATTCATTCTATACGCACTCTTCGGAACTGAAGATATTTGCGTCAAGCGCGATTTATCTGCACGACATTCAGGGAAGGGTCTTGGGCCAGTGAGGCTGCTTCCGCTATTTACGAACACTCGGCATCGGCAAGTCGATGTCTGTCCCGGTCCACTTCGGTGGGCAACCGGCTGCTCCAGGCGATAGAGCTACTCCGAGGGTAACGTGGCTCATCATTGAGCCTTAACTCTCTCTACTCTTTAGCAAAAGGAATAACCACAATGGTTACTCTCTCACGCCCGGGTTCTGAACAAGGCGGGGCAGACGGCAACGTCAACTTCCTCAAAGTCTTTTCAGGCGAGGTCTTGGCAATGTTTCAGGAAACCAATCGTTTCCTTCCTATCACGATGACCCGGACAATCTCATCCGGCAAGTCTGCTGCGTTCCCTGTGATTGGTAACGCGACCGCTTTCTGGCACACCCCGGGCGAATCGGTAATTACCGACCAAGCCGCTGCGGGTTCTCAAGGAAGCCCCGATCCTGCTGCAACTGACTATTTGTCAGGTATCAAGGCAACGGAGAAAGAAATCTTTATCGATGACGCCTTGGTTAGCTCTGTTCTCGTTGACGACCTCGACCGTATGAAGTCACACTGGGACGCGCGGAGCGAATACTCGAGTGCTATCGGCCGTGCCTTATCGAAGGCTGCAGACGAGCATATCTTGTCTACGATCTACGCCGCAGCACAGGCTTCCTCCAACATCACGGGCGTTACCGCTGCGGGCACGAACGTGATCAAGGCTGATTCGGACACTATTGCAGACAACCTGGTTGAGGCTGCCTTCTCGGCCGCAGAGGCGCTTGATGGCAACGATGTGCCGAGTGAAGACAGGTATCTCGCAGTTGATCCCGCCCGCTTCTATCTGCTGGCTCAAAAGACTGAATTGGTCAACCGAGACTTCGGTGGAGCTAACGGCGTCTACAGTGACGGCACGGTTCTGAAGGTTGCCGGTTTCACCATCATTGAAACCAACAACATGGGTTCTGGTGACCTCACGGGCACCGAGGATACTGGCGCGAGGAACGATCCGCACGGATCTGGCGGCCACGGATACAACGCCAACTGGACTAACGTTGTTGCGTTGGCCTTCCACCGCTCTTGTGCTGGAACGGTCAAGATGGCCGATCTCCAGGTTCTCAGCGAGTTTCAGACGGAACGCCTGGCGTGGCTTTTGCTCGCCAAGTACGCAATGGGACATTCGTACCTTCGCCCCGAGAGCGCCGCTGTCATCTCGACCAGTGCTGTCTAGGTCACTCTGAGGGTTTATGCCCTCACTGTGATGCCCTGGCCGGTGGGCTCTGGAAATCAGAGTCTGCCGGTCTTTCCCTTCTACCCCTCTAAGGAGATATGGACAACTTCACCACAGAGCTTGAAGCAGTGAACACGATGCTCAGTGCTGTTGGGACTTCTCCGATCAACAGCCTTGTGGCTCCTGTGGGTGCTGAAGCCAAGATGGCCCAGAACGTGCTCACGGAAACGAGGCGTGAGGTGCTTGCGCGCGGTTGGGCGTTCAACTACGAAATCAAGGTGGTCCTCAAGCCGGACACAAACAACCAGATCAACCTGTCTCAAACGATCCTCAGGATCGACGGGCATACGGGCTACAACACTGGCCTCGATCTTGTTCAACGTGGTGCCCGCCTCTATGACCGTAAGGACCACACTTATACGATCACTTCTGATGTGACCGTGGACATCATTTACAGCCTTGACTGGACAGAGCTTCCCGAGGCGGCTCGTCGGTATGTGATGATCAGATCCGTCAGGGTCTTCGCGGATCGTGTGATTGGCTACAACCACCAGCACGCATTCACGGCCGTGGATGAGGTCCAGGCGCTAACGGACCTCAAGGACTCTGATGGCGATACGGGCGACTACAATATGCTCACAGGCAACTGGGCTGTAGCGCGTGTGGTGCATCGGGCCTCCCCCATCCGTGATGTGAGCTTCTGATGCCTCTGGTCACGCACAACACCCCCAGCCTTGTAGGCGGCGTGAGTCAGCAGCCTTCACCCATGCGGCTCCCAGAGCAGTGTGAGGTACAAGAGAACGCTTTGGGTACTGTGGTCGAGGGGTTGCGTAAGCGTCCGCCTACGGAGCACATAGGGACTCTGGCAGGGGCTCCCACAGGACTTGGTGCATACCACACAATCAACCGTGACGCCTCAGAACGCTATCAGGTGACTGTAGAGAACAAGGCTCTGCGGGTCTTCAATCTAGCTGACGGTTCTACCGAGAAGGCTGATGGGACGCAAATCACCATCTATGACATCAACGGTGATAACGCTGCGTTTGGTGCTGGCGGTGACTTCGATTACCTGGCAACTACAGCACCACAAACGGACATTGAGTTCTTGTCGATTGCTGACTACACGATAGTGATCAACAGGGCGATCCAGGCCAAGATGGCCTCGACCACTTCGGCCAACCGGGGCTTTGAGGCCTTGGCCTTTGTGAAGCAGGGGAACTACAAGAGCGACTACATACTGAAGGTTGACGGAACCACGGTCAAATTCTTTACCATAGACTCGGCCAATGCTGGTAATGAGGAGTGGATTCAGACGAGCTACATTGCCGAGATCCTCTATAGCTGGTTGACTGATGCAAGCGCAGGGCCACCTGGCGGTGGTACGGTCTCCCGAAGCGGTGGTATCCTCGATTCATCCACATGGGATGTAGCCCTTGAGGGCTCAACGATCTGGATCAAGAGGGATGACGGCGCTGACTTCACTATCAAGGTCGATGACTCCGTTGGCTCTACGGTCCTTGTGGCGATCAAGGACTCTGTGCAGAGTTTCACAGAGCTTCCCGTTGTAGCCCCTGAGGGCTTCCATATAAAGATCGACGGGCTCCCCGACCAGGGCAGCGCCGGGTCTACTGCCTACTTTGTGGGCTTTGAGACTACAGAGGGAGGCATAGCATCCTTTGGTGACGGTAGTTGGGAGGAGCGTGCCGCACAGGGCATCGAGTACAAGACCGACTACGCAACGATGCCTCACATCCTTGTTCGCCTTAGTTCGGGAGACTTCCTATGGACAGCGTTGAACGGGATAACATTAGGGGGGACCATTGGAACCACTGCCCCCTTCACGGCGCTAAAGTGGGGTGAGATCGAGGCTGGCGATACAAAGAGCAACCCACGACCTGCATGGATCGCAGAGAGCGATGGCACTGGGGGCAATCTGATCAGAGGGATCTCATTCTTCAAGGATCGCCTGGTTGTGCTGGCTGGTGAGTCTGTAGGGCTCTCAGAGTCAGGACACTACTTCAACTTCTTCAAGACTACGGTTACCGCGGTGCTGGACTCTGGAAGGATCGAGGTAATTGCAGCCCACACTAGGGTCAACCTGCTGAACCATGCCGTAGCTCTGAGGGAGAACCTTGTTCTCTTCAGTGAGTTCACGCAGTTCGTCCTCAGGGGCAACAACGAGGGCACCCTCACACCCAAGAACGTATCGGTCACCGCTACCTCCGAGTACGAGGCAACCAGATCCGTGAAGCCTGCTGCTGCCAAGCGTTCTATATTCTTCGCTGGCACCAGAGGCACCAACACGAACATTCTGGAGCTATTCGATACATCAACCAACCGGCCGCAGTTTGAGGCTGTGGACATCACTGGTCAGGCCCCCAGCTATGTCCAGGGATCTACGCTCACCATGGTGGCCTCCCCCACTGAGGATTGCTTGGTCATCCGAGCCGGGGCCGCAGCGACTTTGTACGTCTATAAGTGGATGTTCAACGGTGGTGATCGTATCCAATCGGCTTGGTCAAAGTTCACCTTAGGGGGCGCGGACGCTGAGATCATGGATGTGGACTGGGTAGATCAGCATCTGTACCTAGTGGTCCGTAGAGGCACCGAGACAAGCCTGGAGCGCATGGACTTTGAGCCCTTCCTCACTGACACTGCGAGCGACTTCAGAGTGCATCTGGACCGTAGGGCCAACGAGAGCGACTGCTCCTCAGTCACCTACGATTCAGCGGCCGACGAAACGACCTTCACGCTTCCTTATGCCGTGGGGACTAATGCGACGATGGAGGTTGTGAGTCGTGCGGTTACTGGGCTCAATGATTCGTTCAATCTGTTCGGGAGTCCAGAGGACTTTGTTGATCCGGCTTCTGCGTGGAGCTTTACTGGTACACCCCCTGCCACGGGTGTAGACAACACAACTATTGCGCCTGATGGGACACTTACCGCAGACTCTTTGACGCTGGGCGTTGGGCTAGATGGTGGCCTGATAACGGATGTTACGATTACTCCCACGGGTGATGCTCCCTACACATTTTCGGTCCATAT